GCGATGGCGACCCAGCCGGGTAACAAGGTCTATTACGTGGAGCCTGCGGCAAGCGCGTTTGAAGCGCAATCGGCTGAGATCCAAGAGTTACAGCAACAGATGGCGACACTCGGCATCAGCACGTTGAGCCAACAGAAGTTTGTTGCCGAATCTGCTGACGCACGCCGCCTGGATCGGATTGACACCAACTCGATGTTGTCGATGGTGTCGATGGATCTTGAAGCGGGCTTGCAAAAGGCTTACAACATGGCGGCTGATTACCTGGGTCTTGAGCCGCCTGAGGTCAAGATCAGCCGTGACTTCGACCTGCAGCGTCTGATTGGTCAGGACATTGCTGCAATGGGTCAGCTGTTTGAGAACGAGGTTATCGATCGCGAAGAGTTCCGCGACATGCTGGTTCAGGGCGAAATTTTGCCTACAGCAGCGGAGACTCAAGAGAGCGGTACAGTAGAGGAGTAGTAGCTTTCGTTCCCATGGGACTTCGTTTTGAGGAAATCAATCCTCCTAAAAAAGAAGAAAAGCCCGCAGCAAAGAAACCTGCCGCTAAAAAAGCAAAGACAAGTAAGGTAGAAGAGTAAATTCTTTTCTACTAATGGAAGAGCAAGTCATTCAGGAGACGCCCGTGGCGTCCTCTGAGCAGCCCGTGGCTGAGACGACAGGTACCGTCAACATTGTTGACACCGCTGCTTACGAGCAGCAAATCAAGGCTGAAAGAGCGCGTGCTGAAGAAGCTGAAGGTAAGTTTCAGCGCATCAAAGAAAAGATGAACGCTCTTGATGAAAAGATGCGTTCTGAACGGCAGCAAAAGCTAGAAGACCAAGGGCAGTGGAAAGACCTTTGGGAAGAAGCCAACAAAACTGCTCAAACCAAAGACCAACAAATTGCTGACTTAGAGCGGCAGTTAGCGGATCTTCGTATTTCCAACGAAACCGCTGCGATGAAAACCTCTGCGTTGTCAGCCATCAGCCGAGCTGGTGCGATCAACTCTGAGCAGATGTTGCAGCTTGTTCAGAGCAATCTGAAAAAAGCTGATGACGGCAGTGTCAAAGTTCTCAACGGCGGTGTTGAGGAAGACATCAATGTCTATCTTGGCAAGCTGAAGAACCCTGGTTCCGGCTACGAACATCACTTCAAGCCCAGTGCTCAAGCTGGCATGGGCGCTAAGCCAACTACAGGAACTGCGGGTGCCGCAGGTATCGCTAATCCTTGGGCAGAAGGTAGTATTAACTTAACCAAGCAAATGACCTTGGAAGCTACCGACCCTGACCTTGCAGCCGTGCTCAAGCGAGAGGCCGGTAAATAGTCCCCGTGGGACACCATATCAAGTCCGTGACTTGAACCCCGCAAACCTCAATCCCGAATAAGAAATGGCTGCTCCATTTCAGAATTATTCCGGCGGTGTCCTTCTGGCGGACATCGTAAAAAGGAATAATCTCAGCACTTATGTGTCTGAGGCAATCAAAGAGCGCAGCTTGTTCATCAAGTCTGGCGCTGTTGTTCGTAACGCTCTTCTCGACTCACGAGAAGGCGGTACTCGCATTCAAGTTCCTGAGTTCAACCCCGTGTCTCCCACTGAGGAGATCATGGACGGTACTGCAACTTGGGGCACCAGCTCTGCCGGTTACCTGACTCCTCAAAAGATCGGAACCGGAACCCAGATCGCAACCATCTGCCACCGTGGCTTTGCTTACGCCGTGGATGACGTTGCAGTTCTGGCTGCTGGTGAAGATCCGATGCTTCACATCCGTAACCAGCTGGCCGACGCCATCAACAAGCTGAACAGCGCACGTCTGTTCTCTCAGCTTGCTGGTCTGTTCGGTACTGCTCTGTCTGCCAACGCTCTGGACAAAGGTGTTGCTGCTGCCTCTGGCGGCGCTGAAGCCAACTTCCTGAGCGCTGCCAACGTTGCAGAAGCTCGTTCCAAGCTGGGTGAGCGTGGCGAAGAGCTGGACACCCTAATCGTTCACCCCTCCGTCGCTTACTACCTGTATCAGGTGGGAATGCTGACCTTCTCTGCTACCTGGTGAAGTCCGGCACCATCCTTGAGGGTGTGCAGCAGGACCTCCGGATTGAAGCTGACCGCAACGTGCTTTCCAAGCAGGACGTGCTGTCTGTTGACTACCACTCCACCTATCACGTGATGGGCACCAAGTGGAGCAACGCCGCTGACAACCCGACCAACGCCACTCTGGCAACTGCTGGTAACTGGGCCGCTACCTACGACATTGATCTGATCCCCATGGTTCAGATGACTGTCAACAGCCCCCTGGATACCACCACCATCTGATCTTGATCAGAGCAAAGGCCCTACCATTAGGTGGGGCCACCTTCTTTTTGCGCTATGGCTGCCACGATCAACGCCACACTGAAAAGTGCGACAGCCAACAGCTTCGTGACGTTGGCCGAAGCCAACACGTATTTTGAAACCGTTCCAGACAGCACCACCTGGGACGACAAAACTGACGATCAAAAGAATCGTGCGTTGATTTCAGCCACTCGCTGGATCGACACGTTGAATTTTTACGGTGATCGCTGCGATACGAGCCAATCGTTGAACTGGCCTCGCAACAATTATCACGTTGACCGTGTAGAGCTTGTTTGCACTGCAATCCCGAACGATATTAAGTACGCAACTTACGAACTGGCACGGGCACTGGCCAATGACACGAACTCGATTACAGGGTCTACCGGCGATACGGGGTTATACGAATCGGTCAAACTCGGTGAGATGGAAGTTAAGTACAACACTTCTAGTCAAGCTACCGGCACTGTTAACAACGTATTCGACGTTTATCCTTGGCTGCAGTCTTATCTTGGCGCTTATTGCTCTGGTGGTAGCGGTTCGTATTCTCTCCGCGTTGTGAGGGGTTGAGATGGCAGGCGCACTCGACAAGGTTTTCAAGGAAGCAGCCAAGGCAATCGTTGCCGACCTTGGCGACGGCCTAGACACCAAGATTGACTACACCCGCAAGTTTGATGGGACGTATGACACAGCCAAGGGTACGTTTACGACATTCGACCGTCCGTACTTCAATCTGAAGTGCCCGATTGAGTTTGTGCGATCAGAGGAAGAAGAAGGTCGTGAAGAACGAGAAGCACGCATTTACATCTCTCCTGATCAAATCGGGGGCAATCAGCCCACAATGCAGGACGAGATCACTTTGAAATTTGCGGGCGCAAGTCGTGCTGCTCAGATCACAGACGTTAATACCTACCGTGGCGGCCAAGAGTACCTCTACATTGTGCGTGTGAGGTTCTGATGGCTAAGAAAAAAGGTCTTGGCCAAATCTTCACCGACCTGGAGCGCAACATAAATGACGACTACAACGCTCTAATTCAACTGACTGCCGAGGGTTTGGCGACAAAAGAGAACAGTCCCGTGGATACAGGGTTTTTTGCGTCTAGCTGGAAGGCGTCAACTCAAAAAGTTCGTGCTGAAGACAAGCGTGAAGATCACGCCCCATGGTCAAAAATTTACGAGACTCGCCAACCGGGCGGGCAAACCAGCTGGAGCAGCATTGGCAACCAACGAGTTCACACGAGCAAAAAACCTGTGGGTAGCCAGATAAAACCTCGTTTTCCCGTTCCAGAATTTAATTACAAGCGCCAACCCACGGTCTACATCGGCAATACCGCTGAGTATGCGGGTTATGCCCTTGAGTCTCCGAAAGTGGCAAACTTTATTCAAGGCGAAATGCGTTCTTTAGTCCAGGAAGCTTTTGGGGACAAACGTCCTGGCCGCATTTTTGTCAGAACCGGATCCAACAGCAGTGTGTTCGGGTCTTATACCAAGCTCTAAGCCATGACTCTTGTAAACGCCCGCGCCGCCTTTGAAAAAGCAGTCACTGACGCTGTTTCTACAGCTGATAGCACGGTGCTCATGGTTTACGACAACGTTCGTTACACCACACCCGGCAAAACCAAGAAATACATCTTGATGACGGTGAACTTCAATCGTTCCACCATCCAAAACCAAGGGGCAGCTCAGGACTACTACTCCGGCGTCATCCAGTGCAACATCTACGTTCCGAAGTCTGCTGGAACGTCAGTGTTGTCATCCCTAAGTGAGGCTGTAATCGACGGTCTTACATCTGTAAACGCTTCCAATTACACCGATACTTTCAGTGTCGCGCCTCGTGTTTCTGACATTTCCGGACCAACTCCGCTAGAGCTGGAGGACCGTTCGCACTTTATTGGCATTGTTTCTTGTCAGTTCACAGCAGTTGTGTAGTATATTAAGGCAAACGGTACTACTTTATGCGCGCCTCTGAACTGCTTCGCAATAGGTTCGGCGTTAGCCAGCTTTACAAGTACGAAGTCAAAGACGGCGACGAAACGGTGCTTGAGATTTACTGGCACCCGCTCACCATTGCAGAACGCGAGGCCATCCAGAAAAAAGCTGGTTCAGACGATGCCACAGATTTTGCTCTCGGCATGATGATCGAAAAGGCGCTCGACGAAGACGGAAAGCGTCTGTTCCAGGACGGCGAAAGAGCGGTGCTCAAAAATGCCATCGAAGCTGCTGTTCTGCAGGACATTCAGCTTGCGATGCTCTCTTCTGGCGCTGAGAACAAGGTGGAGGACGCGAAAGCATCCTTGAAAAGCTAGTAGCGACTGGTACTTTATTTATTTTCTTGCCAAAGAGTTAGGCACTACAGTCGCTCAGCTCACAAAGGACCTAACCCAGGAAGAGCTAGTTGGCTGGGCCGCATTTTTTGAAATCCAAGCTGAAGAGCGCGAAAAAGCGTCTGATCAAGCGCAGATGGGCAGAGGAGCGCGAGCTATGGCTAGGCGTTAAACTGCGGTAAGGACTGTCTGCGTTTGAGCTTGTGGCCAACTACAACGTAGATATTAAACTTGAACTTCAAGGCGAAGCGAAGTTAAGGGCGTTTAGAGAAAATTTATCAAAAGCGGCGGATCAAGCTGAGCGTCTTCAAGAGGCTGTCTCCGGGCGTGGCCGTACTTTAGGGGATGTTTTTGCTCAGCAAGACAGGGATAGACTCAAGATACACGAAAACCTTGTAAAAATAGAGCAAAAAGCTTTAGGTATAGACAAAGAATCAATCAAAAATAATAACGCAATTTTAGACCAAAAAGCGGAAGAATTTGTACAAAACGAAAGACTTATTAACCAGGAAAAAGTACGTCAAAGCATTGCAAATAAACGACGACAAGTAGAAGAAGCTAGAGGACGACGGCAAGCTATCGGGCGTGGTCTTGAAAGCGCCCTGATAGGCGGCGCTTTTCCCCTTCTTTTTGGCCAAGGGCTTGGCGCTGCTGCTGGGGGCGCTGCAGGGGGTTTTGGCGGTGGAGTGCTTGGTGGGCAGCTCGGCTTTGGTTTATCCCTGGTCGGAACGCAAGTGGGTTCCATGGTGGACCAGCTGGCGACTAAAGCATCTGAGCTAGGAACTGCATTAAACCCGCTAACCGCAGACATTGAGGCTCTCACTACAGCAGCAGGCGAATCTAATACAGAATTTGGGCAACTTCTCGCCGCTTATGAAGAACAAGTGGGGGCTCAGGAAGCCCTAGAATTTGCTACAAATAGGCTTGCAACTGTTGTTGGATTAGATGGAGTAAATGCTTTAAGCACTTTTAACTCTGATATGGTTGACGCTACTAATGAATTTAGTAAGTTTACTAGCGTAGTTTTAGCTGGAATTGCAGATTTAATAAACCGAGCAGGAATTCTCCGTGGGGCGGCAAACTTAGCAGAAAGATCCAGGCTTCTTCTTAACGCACAAAGAAGTGGCGACCCAGAAGTGCAGAGGCTGATGAGGCAACGTCGAGTTGCTCAAGGCAATGTTCAACCTTTCTTGGGAGAGGTTGCGCCTGATAAGGTGGCTGGTCAGATAGCAGCAGTTAGGAGCATAGAAGATCAAATTATTCTTTTGCAGCGTGCTAATGAAGCGAAAGAATTGGGGCTGCAACAAGACGAGCTAAGCGCCAAACTTTCCGAAAAACAACTGCAAGGTCTTCGCGGAAGCCGGGCAGAGCTAGAGGCTCGAAACATTATTCTTAAAAACAACGGAGATTTGTTAAACGATGAAGTTTTTAACGCAGAAAAAACTCTGCTTACTGAAAAGATGCGAGCCAAGGTCGCTAAGATTACAAGAACGCAAGAAGAAGCAAAGGTAAAACTAAGTAAAGACGCTTTTGATGAGCAGCTTTCTCAAGCGGTTCTGGATTACAACAATGATCTGCTTGCTTTAACTAATCGTCGTGCAGACGCACAGCAAGCAGCGGACGATAAAGCAACAAGAGCTGCTGATAAAGCTAGCAACAAAGCGGAAAGAGAGGATCGAAGAAAGCAACGAGCTATTGAGCGACGAATCGAAGCAGCAGATAGAGAAATAGAACGCGCCACTGCGGCTTTCGATAAAGTCGATAGTCAACTAGATGCCATTATCACTAAGAATAAGGACAAGGTTGCGTTCGAGCGTGAATACGCTGAATTGATTAGAAACGGAAGCACGCCTGCTGCTGCCAGACAGGCTATTGAGCTTAGAAAACAGCAACTAGAGCTGGACCGTAACTTTGAGAAATTAAAAGAGCAATTAGACCTGCAAGTCAAGGTTGCTGAAGCTGCCATTTTAGAAGCAAAAGCAAGAGGGGCTTCAGGTGCCGAGCTGGACGCGCTAAATCAAGCTTTGGCCGACCTTTTAGATAAGATTGGCAAGCTTCCGGGCAAAAAAGAAGACGCTGAGGGAGCGATTCTTGAGGCGCTAGCACCAAAGAGCGATCGTGAGCGCCTGCAGGAGTATTTAGACAAACTCCAAGGGCAGCTCAATGATTTGATGGATCCGGTAAAACAGATAACTAGCCTTGCCGACACGCTGGGTGGAGCGTTTAGCGAGTCCTTTAAAGGGATCGTTAGCGGCAGCATGACTGCCCGTGAGGCGTTGGCCAATCTGTTCCAGCGCACGGCGGATCACTTCCTTGATATGGCTGCACAGATGATTGCAGCTCAGATCAGGATGCAAGCGGTGAAGCTGTTCATGAGCTTCTTCCCCAGCCCTGGTGTCACATCAGGTCCAGGCGTAAACCTTGGGAAGGATCCAAATTTCTTCAATCGCGGACCTCAGCCATTGCCGCCACTGCCCTCACCAAAAGCACTTGGTGGAGCGGTTGGCGCAGGTCGTCCCTACATGGTTGGCGAGCGTGGCCCTGAGTTGTTTGTACCTGGAGCGCAGGGCAATATCGTTCCAAACAACGCAATGGGCGGCTCTAACATTGTGGTGAACGTGGATGCTTCTGGTTCGTCTGTCGAAGGCGACTCTGATCAAGCCGCACAACTTGGCAAGATGCTTGGCGCTGCAGTGCAGGCTGAGCTAGTCAAGCAAAAACGTCCTGGTGGTCTCCTCGCAAGCTGATGGCTACTTTCCCTTCAATCACACCAACCTACGGGCTTCAGAAGCGCAGTTCTCCGGTGGTGCGGACGGTGCGCTTCGGGGACGGCTACGAACAACGCACAAGTCTTGGCTTAAATCAAAATCCAAAGGTCTACAACCTGACCTTTGAGGTATCAGAAACTGATGCTGACACCATCGAAACGTTTCTCGATGCTCGTGCGGCTGACAATGCAAGCTTTGACTTCACGCCGCCAGGCGAAGGCAGCAGCTCTAAATTTGTCTGTGAAGACTGGAGTAAATCGATTCCTTATTTGAACCGTGCCAGTATTCAGGCAACGTTCCGCGAAGTCTTTGAACCTTAATGGCTTATACCGCTTGGGCTGCTAGCACCGCGTTTTCCGTTGGTGATGTTCGACGCGCCACGTCATCACAGAACAGCGGTCTTGTTTTTGAATGCACGACTGCTGGAACGTCAGGCAGTTCAGAGCCAACTTGGCCGACAGACATTGGCAGCACGCTGACTGATAACACTGTTGTCTGGACGGCAATCAGTTCAATTTATGCCGACCTCTCAACACTCGCTCCAGACGCAATTATCGAGCTGTTTGAGCTGCACTACGACAACACGCTGCATGGCAGCACAGACATTTTGCGCTGGCACGCAGGGTCTAACGCTGATGTGACCGGCAACATCACCTGGAACAGCAACGATTACGCTCGTCTGCCTGTGCAGGCTGAGGGTTTTGAGTACACAAACACTGGCACGTTACCCCGGCCAACCTTGTCAGTTGCCAACCTTGATGGAGTGGTAACAGCATTGCTGCTGGGTGTAAACCTGACAACTCCAGGCAACGACCTGACAGGCGCAAAGGTCAAGCGCATCAGGACGCTGAAAAAGTTTCTTGATGGTGAGTCAGCTGCTGATCCTTACGCAACGTTCCCTATTGAGGAATGGTTTATTGATCGCAAGGCCACTGAATCACGCGATGTTGTCAGCTTTGAGCTGGCCAGCAAGTTTGACCTGTCAAACAAGGAACTGCCTAACCGTCAGGTTGTGGCAAACATTTGCCAATGGCAGTACCGCAGTTCTGAGTGCAGCTACACAGGCAGCAACTACTTTGACGTGAACAACAACAGCGTCGGAACGTTGGCGCAGGATGCGTGCGGCAAGCGCCTTAGCAGCTGTAAAAAACGTTTTGGCGAGAATGGCGAACTACCGTTTGGTTCGTTCCCTGGAGCAGGACTGCTCACATGATGCTGCCGCCTTCGATCATGAGTCTGATAATGGCTCATGCAAAGGAAGAAAGCCCCAGAGAGTGTTGTGGTCTGGTTGCTGTAGTCAAGGGCAAGCGTCGTTACTTCCCCTGCAAAAACCTGGCTGATACGCCAGACGAGCATTTTGTGCTCGATCCAGCTGATTATGCAGCTGTGGAGGACAAAGGCGAAATTGTTGCTGTGATCCACAGTCACCCGACAACGAATCACAATCCCTCACCGGCTGATCGTGTTGCGTGTGAGCAAAGCGGTCTGCCTTGGCACATCGTCAATCCGAATACTGAGAACTGGGGTTACTGCGAGCCTGAGGGCTTTGAGTTGCCGTATGTGGGGCGTGAGTTCTCCCATGGCGTGGTGGACTGCTACAGCCTTTGCCGTGACTGGTATAGGCGTGAGTTCGGGCTTGAGCTGCGGAACTACCCACGCCGAGACAAGTGGTGGGACCACGGCGAAAACCTCTATCTAGAAAACTTTGAGAAAGAAGGGTTCAGACAGATCCCGATCGCAGAACTGCAGCGTGGTGATGCGTTGTTGATGCAACTGGTGTCTCCCGTGCCAAACCACGCAGCGATTTACTTGGGTGACCAGCAGGTCTTGCATCATGTGCAGGGCAGGCTGTCTAGCAGGGACGTTTACGGCGGGTATTATTTGAAGAACACTGCCTGCGCCTTGAGGCATGAAAGTCGTTAAGGTCTACGGCGCACTGCGCGAACTGCTTGGCCAAACTCGATTTGAGTTTGTTGCTGAAACGCCTGTTCAGGCAATGCGTGCCTTGTTAGTAAACTTTCCGCAGCTAGAGCAGTGGCTAATTGATAGCGAAAAGAAAGGCGTTGCTTATCGAGTGACGGTCGGTAAACAAAAAGTACATAACGACGATGTATCGGGAATGTTTGCTCCTTGGAGTGAACGTGAAATTTTTAGCATCACGCCTGTTCTGACTGGAGCTGGTCGTGGTGCCGGAATGATTTTGGCAGGGGTTGCGTTGATTGCGTTATCAGCTGTTTCCTTTGGAGCGGGCAGCGCTTTTGCGGGGGCGTTTGGGGTTACAGGCATTGGAGCGGCAGCAGGTTCAGCTACTGCGTTTGGTTCCATCGCCCTATTGAAGGCTGGCGCTTATTTAGCCTTGTCGGGTGTTGCTCAAATGCTTTCCCCTGTACCAAAGCCGCCTGGGCCTGCTGAAGCGCCTACGCAACTGGAGTCAAACAGTTTTAGCGGTGTTTTGAATACTGTTCGTCAGGGCGTTCCCGTGCCAATAGCCTATGGACGGGTGTTTGTTGGATCGGCGGTTGTTTCCGCTGGCCTTGACGTTGATCAGGTTTGAGCATGACTGAATCAAAGTACATTGCAGGCGCTGGCGGCGGCGGTGGCAAAGGTGGTGGCGGTGGTAGCAGCCCGACGGAAGCAGATGATTCGCTGCAGTCAAAACAGTTTGCGAACGCTCTTGATCTAATTAGCGAAGGCGAAATTCAAGGTTTAGACGACGGCAATAAGAGTATTTTCTTTGACGGCACGCCACTGCAGGCAGCGGATGGCACATATAACTTCACTGATTACACGATTGTCACGCGCACTGGAACGCAAGGTCAGTCCTATATTCCTGGCGTTTTTAGCAACGTTGAGTCTGAAACATCAGTTGGCGTTGAGGTCACTAATGCCACGCCAGTAGTTAGGCAAATTACGGATTCAGATGTTGACCGTGTTCGGGTCACAATTCAAATTCCTGCGCTGCAACAGATTGAAGACGATGGAGACATTGTTGGCACGAGTGTCAGCATCAGCATCCAAGTTCAATACAACGGCGGCGGCTACAGCACCGTCAAAACTGACACGATTTCAGGTAAAAGCAGTGGCTCGTACCAGCGGGACTACCTGTTGACGTTAACTGGATCGTTTCCAGTAGACATCAAGGTTGTTCGCAACACCGCTGATAACGGCACAACAAAGCTGGCCAACACAACAAATTGGCAGAGCTTTACGTCAATTATTGATGCCAAGCTTGCCTATCCAAACAGCGCACTTGTTGGTTTGCGTCTTGGCTCTAGCCAGTTTAATAGCATCCCTCAGCGTAAATACCTGATTCGTGGCATCAAGGTTGCAATTCCAAGCAACGCGACCGTAGACACCACAACACATCTGGGGCGGATTACATATTCCGGCGTGTGGGATGGAACGTTCGCTGCGGCAACTTGGACAAACGATCCAGCCTGGTGTTTGTGGGACCTGCTTACTAACGACAGGTACGGCGCTGGCATTCCTGAATCTTCACTGGATCGCTACGACTTTTTTGCGATCAGCCAGTATTGCAACACTCTTGTCGATGATGGAAAAGGCGGACAGGAGCCACGTTTTAGCTGCAACCTGCTGATCAACCAGCGCAAAGAGGTTTACAACGTCATTCAAGAGATGAGCAGCATTTTCAGGGGCATCTCTTACTACGGCGCTGGTTCGTTGGTCTTGCTTCAGGACAAGCCTTCTGACGCTCAGTACACGCTTGGTCCAGCCAACGTTGTTGATGGCGTATTTCAGTATTCTGGATCGTCAGTTCGCAGCCGCCATACCTGCGCGACTGTCGCCTACCAGAACTATGACGAGCAAGGTGAGGTGTCGTTTGAGTACGTCGAAGATGCTGACGCTGTTGCCAAGTATGGCGTCAACAACAAAGACGTCAAAGCAGTTGGTTGTTATTCACAGGGACAGGCCAACAGGTTGGGTAAGTGGACGCTGCTAAGCGAGCAAGATCTTTACGAGACGTGCAACTTTGCCATCGGCATTGATTCAGGCATTGTTGTCAGACCTGGCATGGTTGTGGACATTGCTGATCCGTTGCGCGGTGGAACGCGAAGAAATGGACGCGTCTCATCAGCCACAACGCTCCAGGTCACGATTGATAGCACCACTGAGTTGTCAGTCAACATGGGTAACAGCCCGACGATCTCAGTCGTCTTACCCAACGGTTTGGTTGAGACAAGGGACATCGATAGCATCAGTGGTACAGCAGTCAATGTCAGCACTGCGTTCAGCCAAGCTCCAGCAGCTAACGCTCCATGGCTGATCCAGACAACCGATATTCAGTCGCAACAGTTCCGCGTCATTAGCGTTGCTGAAAGCGGTGACGGAGTTTTTGGCGTATCTGCGCTTAAGTACAACGAGAGCATCTACAACGCAGTTGAGCAGGATCTGAACCTGACTCAACGCGACATCACCAACATTTCTGCATCGCCAGACGCGGTAACAAACATCTCTGCCACTGAGTTCTTGTACGAAGAAGGCGGTTTGGTACGGACAGGTGTTGACATCACTTGGACAAGTCCTGTCCTCAACGTCAACGATTTTGTTGTCCGTTATCGCCTGAACGACAATAACTTTGAGCGCATTATCACGGAGTCGCCTTCAACGCAGGTCAAGGGACTGAAGTCTGGAACGTTAGAACTACAGATAACGGCTCGTAGTTTTATCGGCAAGTCTGGTCCGGTCACTCGTCAAACATTTGCGTTGCAAGGCAAAACAGCAATTCCAGGCAACGTTCAGAACCTGACGCTTGAGCCGTTGAACTACAACAGCGCACGACTGCGCTGGGATGAGACCGTTGATCTCGACGTAAAAGTCAGCGGCAAGGTTCATATCCGTCACAACAACCTGACGGATGGCAGTGCAACGTGGAGCAACAGCACAGACCTTGTAGACGCTATTGCGGGTAGTTCTACTGAAAAGACTGTTCCGCTGCTTGAAGGCGAGTATCTGGTCAAGTTTGAAGATGACGGCGCCAGAAAAAGTGCAACAGAGGCCAGCATCATCGTTGATCAACCAGTTGCACAGACGTTTTACGGGGTTGCAACCCAAAGAGAAGACCAGCTCTCAACGCCTTTCAGTGGCACAAAGACCAACACGACCTACAGCACTGATGCTGGTTATGACGCTTTGATTCTGACCAGCTCCGGCGGCAGCGTGAACTCTTCAGGTGAGTACGCCTTTGCCAGCACGTTGGACCTAGAAGACGTTTACAGCCTGGACCTGGAACGTCGAATTGTGTCTCGCGGTATCTACCCAAACGACACCATCGATAGTCGGACTGCGTTGATCGACACCTGGGATGACTTTGATGGAGCGGTGGTTGATTTCGTCAATGCTGAGCTTTATGTGCGAAAGACGGACGATGACCCATCTGGCACACCGACTTACAGCGGTTGGCAGCCATTGGCAAACGGTGTTCTGAAGGCGCGTGCGTTCCAGTTCAAGGCCGTGCTGACCTCTAACGATCCAGCGCAAAACGTGTTGGTTGACGAGCTGGGCTACAAAGCGCAGATGCAGCAACGCACGGAACAGAGCACATCTGCTGTTGCGAGTGGAACGTCAGCCAAGGCAGTGACGTTTACCAATCCATTTTTTACAGGCACCAGCAGTCTTGGTGGGGCGAACAGCTCGCTGCCAACGATTGGCATTACGCCGCAGAACATGGCAACTGGAGACTTCTTTGAGCTGAGCAGTATTTCCCGCACAGGATTTACGGTTACCTTTAAGAACAGCAGCGGCACCATTGTTGATCGCAACTTCAACTACATGGCTACCGGCTTTGGCAAGGCGGAGTAAAGTGTCAAAAGGAGTGCGCTGACGCCTTGTGGCTACACACGACTATTCCCTAGCCAACCAAAGCGGTGCAGCGTTCCGTGGCGATTTAAATAATGCGCTGTCTGCGATTGCATCGAACAACAGCAGCTCAACCGATCCAGCGACCACCTTTGCCCACCAGTGGTATGTAGACACTGGCGACAGCACCCTCAAGATCAGGAATGCTGCAAACAGTGCATACGTCAACGTCAGTGCAGTTGGTGGCATCGGAACAGCCAACCTCGGTCTTGCGTTAGCAGCGTCGCCAACGTTCACAGGAACTGCCACGTTTGGCGGCAACATCCTGATGTCAGGCACTGGAACGATCGACATTCCAGTTGGCACAACGGCTCAGCGACCAGGCTCTCCCAACAACGGGATGATTCGGTACAACTCAACGTTGTCTAGGTATGAGGGATACAGCGGATCAGCGTGGGGTGCGCTTGGCGGTGGTGCGACTGGTGGCGGGTCAGACACGATTTTCCATACCAATGATCAATCGGTCAGCACAGACTTCACGTTGGTTGGAACGTTGAACGCAATGTCAGCAGGGCCGATAACTATTGCTAGTGGAGTTACAGTGACGGTAAGTTCTGGCGCCACTTGGACGGTGGTCTGACATGAGCACAGTAAAGGCAGCCAACCTGCAGAACACAGGCAGTGGCGCTCCAGCATTTAAGAACAGCTCTGGCACGGAGATTGGCCAGCTTGCAAAAGCGTGGGTGAACTTTAATGGCACCGGGACAGTTGCTATCAGAGATTCTTTCAACGTCAGTTCTATTGCTGACAATGGAACTGGTGAATACCAAGTAAATTTCACAAATGCCATGGAGGACGTTAATTATGCAGTTGCTGGATTTGCCAGAGTATCGCTGGCTGCCGGTCAGTTTGTTGGCGTTTCAGACACTGGGTTTGCGACTTCATCTGTAAAAGTCGGATCAATGAATAACTCTGACAGTTTTGCTGATGCTCTTTATGTAACAGCAGTTATTTTTCGTTAATTATGAGCACACTTAAGGTCGCCACTATCCAAGACACG